TCAATCTGCCATCTCATATTGCAGCATTTCATATTTTAATCTGCTGCCTTCTGATATATTATCGGGAAGCATTGTCCTTGCCACCAATTTCAAATCATCACTTTCAATATCTAATCTTTTCAAATTTGCATAATCTCCGTCTATACTGATTACTTCATAATACCATGTTTCCATATATATCATTCGCCTCCGTTCCTTCTATAATTGTATTAAGTGCATATAACATATCCCGTTATTGCCTTTTCATTTTCTTCAAAAGCTGAATTGCGATATCCGGTCTGTCCGTAATGATACCGTCTATATTCTTTCTAAGCAATCTCCAAATCGACTTTTCTTTGTTGACTGTCCACGGATATACTTCCAAATTCCGTTTCTTCATGCGGAACAAAAATCCCCACGTCATCATCTTATAATAGGGAGATACAAAATCACAACCGAGCTTTAAGGTACTTCCTTCTGCAAAATATTCTCGTACTCTCTCGGCTATCGATGCTTTTTCCTTCCCCACCAGCAGTCCTGTTTTTATATTTCTATCTGTCTTTTTTATATTTTCAACAGCTTTTCTGTTAAAGGACTTCATACTATATTCATGATATGAATACCTGCTCTTTACCGCTTCTATCACACGCTCCTCATATCCGGCTTCCTTAAGCTCTATATCCAGATGTATTTTTCCCCTGCATTTATCAAGCACCTGTTCCAATGTCGGGACATGATAATTCATCGTACCGGCAATTTTATTTAATTGCTGATACGTCAGCTCCTTCAATCGTTTTCCATTGATATTATCATCGTGAAAAACTACCATTACATTATCCTTTGTACTTCTTATATCAAACTCAACCATATCGGCGCCAATTTGTATGGCTATGTCAAATGCTTCCAATGTATTCTCATGCTTTGCCAATGCACTTGCACCACGATGGGCAATTATCTTTACTTTTCTACTCATACAAACTCCATATATTTCCGTTATAATCCTGTTTATGCTGTCTATTATCTTATTTATGCCTTAGAAGGTCAATAGTTTTATGAATTGATGAGGAGGTGTTCATATTGCCTTTTACTTTTGTATCAATCTGTTTTTATGAAAAGAGCCAATCAGACTGGCTCAATCTGATTGGCTCTCTACAAATCTAATAATATATAACTTGCCCTACGGCTTGCTTTCGCTAAGTTGCTTTCGATGTTCTCTCAACTACAGCTCAGTCTTCGCCTTTGGCTTGCTTTCGCTAAGTTGCTTTCGGCCTAGAACTTGCCAGCCTTAGCAGCTTCCTCAATAGAAACCGTATGCCTTTGATTTATAAGCTCCTTTAGATAAATTGTTAGTTACCAGTATGTTACCTACTGCATCTGAACGTAATTCAAAGCACTTTGTTATTAATAATTTCTTCATCATTTATTATCTGCTGTATTCTGCAAAATGTCAACAGCCTTAATTAATACAGTTGGCAGATTTATTCCCATTAACCCAAGATTTTCTATGATAGATATAAGCTCATTAGCCATAAAAGCTATAACTATAGCATCTTTTATATATGTAGCTCCTGTCACAATATCAAGTCTATGTCCTACAAGAACGCATAACAATATCATACATTTCCTACACAAACCTTTTAGTCCGGCTCTGCTTTCTAGCGCTCCTGATTTAGTCTTTGGACTTTTTTTAAATACCCCTGCGACAACTAAGCCAGATATATAATCTATAAGCATAAAAATCAATAATGATACAAGACCTGCATCAAATCCACCAAAAAGAGATGCTATAATACTGCCTGTCAATCCGGTTACCGTACATATCATGTGTTTCATATAATTATTCCTTCTTTCTATCTCTTTCTATCTCTAAACTTTAACTGTGTATTTGAGACAAATCCAGCCTGCCCCTGATTTTAATCTGCCCCAGCCTTTTTTTTCTTCAACAATAGTATACACTTCATTCTTTTTAATAGTTGTTTTAATTTTATATCTTGTGCCTGCCCCTGCTCTCACGTTTAATTCAGATGCTGTTATCTTTACTTTATATAAACTTCTTACCTTTTTTGTGTAAACAGTTTTGCCCTCTTCGTCATAAACCGAATATCCTTCTTTACATGCAGCCTTTGCATTTTCAAGAATAGCAAATGCTCCTATCTGACTAGATGTGTCTTTCCATGACTTTCTTACACGATATATCTTTTGAGTTTCCAACATTGATACATCTTTATTCATTGCAACATTAACATCTCTTCTAAATGTGTCCATAGTGTAATCGAGGCCAAGACCTTGCCAAAGATGTTCTGGGTCGGCATGACCTGACGCTATACCTCTTTTCGCCCCTTCTTTGTGACTAATTATAACTCCATCTTCTAACGGATTAAGCTTATACTTCTTACAAAGCTGCGCACAAAGCAAAACAGCTGATATGTATGTTCTCTTTACCATTTCTGTAGCTTTCGTCTTATTTGAACATGTGAATGTTGAACCGTGTATGTATTCGATACAATCCGGCTCACACATTTCAATACCAATATGTGTATTATTTGCGGCACCACCACAATGCCAGCCTCTGTAATTCCACGGCAATGTTTGATATACATTCCCGTCTACAGCATCAATAAATCCATGAACGCAGGCACTATCATAAGATGCTTTATTCCAATTTGATATAAATACAGATGCTTTAGACTGCGGGCAGCCTACAGAATGAAGCATTATTCCTTGAAATCCTCTGCGTTGAAATAATGTATATCTACTATCTATTTTTCTTATATTTGCTTTGTAGCACAGATTGTTTGTTAAAAAACTTTCTATAATCTTCATATATGTACCTCTTTCTTTAAATTTGTTCTTCTACTTCAAATGCAATTCTGCCAGTTGCGGTATTAGTTGTTAATGTAAACAAATAAGTCTTATTATTAATAGATACATCATATGGACTAGCAGAAGGATAAGCCATCAGCGGAAAGTAGGCTGAATCCGCTAAAAAACCAAAACTCGGAACGCACGCTTTGTTCATTACTAATGAAGTAAGATTTGTTGTGTTTGGATTTGCAATCTCGTAACTCAATCTATTATTAGTGTTTTCATAGTAATATATAAATTGCTTGGTAAAATACATTCCTTTAACTGTATCATTATTTAAGTCTTTACCAATCATTAATCCATAGCTTAAATCCATTGATGAATTTTCTATGTTTGCATATCCCCAAACTACGTTTTTTCCATCTTTACTTTTAGTGCAATAAAATCTGTATCTATAAAGTGAAAAATTCTGATAATACGGAAATTGCATGTTCCCAAGCTTATCATTTACGTTTATTGCGGTAGATGTATCCTTATCTAATCCTATGTAGAACTGTATAGAGGGACTATTATCCGCTGGGTTAGTACAGTACCACACCATATAGTCATTGGGACAAAGACTGTGTATAATTTTTAATCTTATTACTGTAGAGCTTTCCGATATATCCTCTGTGGTCATTCCCATCAGCTCTGCACACTTTATTAATGTTGTTTTCAAACTGTTTGCTCTAGTTGTACTATCGGCATCGTATTCTATATCTATATATTTAACATAATCTAACATTAATTAACCCCTTTCTATGTATACAGGTATGCCTGATATAGTTGTATCTGTAGCTATATTAAAGTTCCAGTCTGTTTGGTAATTACCTGCTACATCAGTTTGTATATTTTTTATATTTTCTGCCATTTCGGTAAAAGTACTATTGCTTGCAGTTTCAACACCTTTGCTAGTGATGGCATCTGCAAGCATTACCTTGCCATCACTTACAGATTTTTTTAACGCATCAATAGCCCCTTGATTTTTAATAACACTTTCCTCAACTGCTGCCAATTCGTTTTTTATCTTTGTGATATCTATAGCCTGTCCATCTACCCAGCCACACACATCTTCTCGTGCTCTTGTGTCTGTAATGTCGGCTTGCGTTATGGTTACCTCGCCTGCCCGTACTCTTATTTCTGCAATTTTTAAATCATAGTAAGTGCTATCTCTTGCCATGTTCGGTGCTGTAGGATTTTCAGCATTATTTCCAGTAATCACCATTGCTGTAATATTCCTTTGCAATGTATCTAGTCGTATAACTACTGCATCTACTCTGTCCAAAGTGCTGCTGTTTATATCAACATTTATAATCTTCTCTTCTGTATTATGATACGTTCTACCGTTTATAAATGCATATCCGGCAGCAATAGTTATGCTCATATCATTATTTGCCACTACTTGCAAATGTTCTCTAAACACTCCGTTTCTAAAAAGCGGACTAAATGCATCAGCAAAGCTATCAGCGTTATATACTCGGTCTCCGTTTTGTGAGTTAAAAAAATAGTATTTTTCCACATTATCACTCCTCGTTTAAGTCTATTTTTTCCGGAAGGGCAATGCCAAATGTCAGCTCTGTTTTTTCTGCTCCATATTCCCAAATCTCTCGGACTTCTGTAATTCGCTGTTCAAGTGCAACTCCGTATTTTTTGCTTTTTACAGTAACTACGTCTCCGAGGTCGTAATCATCTCCATAAATGTAATTTTTGTTATTGTCATTGACTTCGCACTCTATACTTTCTGTTACAATCATGTTCGCCAATTTTTCAAGTCCACGCATTTTAAGTAAATTAATGTACTCTACCGTTCCTTGCTGCTCTGTTTTTTCTGCTACCTCTTGTAATGTCTTATACTCCTCTGCTGCATTTTCAAATTCATTTTTTCGTTGTTCGTATTCCTGAAAAATATCTTGTGAACGAGCAGCTAATATCCTTGCTTCATTTTTGCTTGTTGTTGTCTCTTCTTTACTTTGTTTGTACTCCACTTCTAAATGCTCGGCTGTAAAATATTCTTCGTCAGCACACTTGCCATACTTTTTAGCTCTCGCCTCTTCTTCCTGTGCCAATTCTAAATATTCCCTTTTCTTGCTTTCTGATGTCGCTCTTTTTGCAAGCTTCTCATATTTTTCTGCCGCTTCATAACAATTTGCCGCTTGCTGACTATATTCCTGTGCTATATTTCTATGTTTTTTCATATTAAAATACAAGTCTTGTGTTTGTTTGTTTAGATCAGCATACAAATCATTTGCCGCTTCAGCTCTTTTTGAAGCCTCCGAATAATCAGAATATGTCACTAACATACGGTGTTCTAGCTCTTCTGCTCTTTGTTTCGCTTCATCAGCACGCTTGTAAGCCTCATCAATGATTGAAGTCAAATCATCACTTCTTATATCCTTTGCATCAATAAATATTTCTCTTCTGTCAAGTCCGTTGCCGCCTAAATCTATTTCTGTAAATTTTCTATTACTTCCCTCGCCGTCTCCACCAATTAATGCATATGTTTTTAATTTACTATCATCATAGTAATATGATGTGCCGTTAATATTGTCATACTTCTCAGAAAACACGATTTGCTTTGCTGATTTCTGATTTTCTGTTCTATCTATACCTTGATATACTGAAAACATTAAATATTTTTTCTTTAAGTTCACAGTAACCTTGAAACCCAACGTGCTAACTTTTGCTATTTTTTCAAGATATGATAGTAAATTCTTGTAGCTACATTGAAACTCTATTCGAGGTTCATACGCTGTATATTTTCCTACTCGTAGCAAAGGAATCGGCGTTACGCACGTTACAAGATTGTACATTGCTGCATCAGCTTTTCCGGCAAAATTTATCGTTTTTGGTATTATTCTCCGGTCTAGGTATATCGGAAGAAAATTGCCTTTACAAATTATTTGATTTTTCTCATCATCTGTATCTATAATCGATACCACTCCTGCCTCAACATCATCAGAGCAATTGCGGTTGTTTTTATGCCGAATTATTAAATTCCCCGGCTTTAATAAAGCTATGTTGTGATATGCTGCAGGAGCGTACAATTCAAATGTGCCACATTCGTTGTATTTTCTCGTCCATATGAGGCTTACAAAATCATCAATAACTCCTAAGAAGTTAATATATCGGTCATATACTCTAGCTTCCATATCACACCCCCAGATAACGCTTTTTATATTTAATTTCTACATACATATTCTCTGTACCCACGGCTGAGCTATATTGAAGTGTGTTGATACCTGATGAAAGCTGTAAAAACTCGCTATCATCTTCTATATATGCATTTATGTTAATTGTTTCTTTACCTCTTGTAAGCAATATATTTTTATTGTTTGTCTCTGTAGTTATTGTTATTATGTCGCCTGCTTGCATCTCGCAATCTACTTCTATGTACTCCTGTGTCTGCACATTAAGTATTTTAGGATTTACTACGGCACCTATAGCTCTTATATATATTGTCATTCCAATCTTGTCAGCCGTACTTTCATTATTAATTATCTTGATTTTTTCATTCTTTATTGTTCCTAATTCTTCTCCTTTTTCTTGAAATTCATGTAGAAACTCAAAATTACTTACTGTGCCACTCATCAACACTACTGTATTAACTGATGATGAAAAGTAAGGATTGTCACACAATAAAGCTATTGCGATATCTCTGACTACACCCTTCTCTCCTACATCTAAAGACTCTACCCTATATGAGATTTCCCTTTTTTCTTCTCCCTCTTCATAAATTAATGTCCCAGCACTTTTAGGTTGAAAGACCTTAAACAGAAAATCTCTATTTCTCTGATAGTCTCTATCATATTGTGCATTAATCTCTATTGACCTTTCGGATACCGTACTGCCCTGATATGTGCTGCCATCTGTCATGGTGTTTGTTGATGATTGTATAGCATTTTTCATGCTATACACACCATCAACAGATACTAAAAAAAAGGGGGTAAAGTTGTAATCAAAAATACATTCCGCATTATTATTGTTATTTCTGCACACTATTCTTTTTCCCATCTTATTTACCTTTTCTTTATATTTGATATCATTTGTCTTGTTGCACGCCTTGTCTGCTTTGCTATCTCGCTTGGGGAAAGTTCTTTTTGAGACTGAATATTGACAGTCTGATTGTATGTTTGATTATTTCCACCTTTTCCCTCAAACTCTTCTAATGCTCTGTTTCTTGCACCATTCGTAAGTGGTGTTACTATAGTCTCACCATTTACCATTTGTATTATTTCCGGTCCGGCTTCCGCAACCATTGCCTGTCCACTTCTTAGTATTCCACCCTTCGCCAAACGTGGTAGACTTACTTCGCCTATAGTACCTACACTTACTCCCGGTATTTTATTAATCAGACCTATAGCGCCATTAATCAGGCTTATAGCACCATTAATTATATTTTCTATTGTCGATATAATCCCATTTATACCAGACTTAACAGCTCCGCCTATGGCATTTGATATGCTTGTACCGAGACTACTAAATTTATCCTTTATGGTATCCCACAAACCGCCAAAAAAGCTGCCCCATGAAGAGAACACTCCTTTTATAGCTGTCCATGCTGTAGTAAAAATACTTTTAAACCACGTTCCTACAGATGAAAATACACTTTTTATGGAACTCCACAAACCACTAAAAAACGAACCCCACGAGGCAAATATACCTTTTATTGCTTCCCAAGCACCTGAAAAGTCACCACTCAATACCGCTTTTACAACCGAGAATATGCCTTTAATCGTATTCCATACAGTTTTAAAAAATCCACCTACAGTATTCCATACCGCTTTTATAGCTGTCCATGCAACACTAAAGAAACCACCAAGCGTTGTAGAAACCACAGAAAATATACCTTTTATTGTTTCCCATAATGCTTGAAAGAACGGACTTACTACATCCCATATAACTTTAATAGCTGTCCACGCATCACTAAAAAATCCGCCAAGCGTTGTAGAAACCACAGAAAATATACCTTTTATTGTTTCCCATAATGCTTGAAAATAAGGCTGCACAGCAGCAAATATTGACTTTATCGTTTCCCATGCTGCTAATAAATATGGTTGTATGAAGCTCCATACTGTCTGTATTGTTTCCCATATTGCCTGTATGCTATCTTTAAGATTTTGTATTGCTGCTTCTATGTAAGGTTTCAAAAACTCTATAATCTCATTTACTTTATTTCTAAAGCTCTCACAATGATTATAAAGAACTACAAATATGGCTATAAGTGCTGTTATTGCCGCTATAACAATGAACACAGGATTTGCTTTTAATACTGCATTAAGACCAGACATTGCTCCTTTAGCTGCTATTATTGCAGTTTTTACGCCTTGCATTACTTTTATAGCAGTCTGAACACCCGTACAAACCTTTCCGATTATTGCCAATGCTGGTGCTAAAGCTGCCACTAAAGCTATAACTTTTAGTATTGTCATTTGCTGGCTTTTGCTAAGGCCATCAAACCATGTTTTAAAATCTTTGACTTTTGCTGTTATGGTTGTTATTGCTGGTTGTAACGCTGCTAATAGTGTCGTTCCAAGTTCTATCAACACATTTTTAAGCTGAGTTATAACTTTTTTGAGTTCAAATGTGGTTGTATGCATCTTATCGTATGCTGCATCTGTAGCCCCTGTGCTGCCTCTCATTTCCTCAAGCGTACTGTTGAACTCGTCAGCACCATCTCCAAGCAGTACCAACGCCGCCTTGCCAGCTTCACTACTACTCCACAGGTCGCTAAAGCTCATTCCAGCATCATCTGCTACCTCTTGTAGTATTTCAAGCACATCAGCAAGACTGTTTCCGTCTGCCATTAACTCACTAAAGCTCTTGCCCGTACCGTCACGTAATATAGCGTCTACTTTAGTGCCGCCTTTGCCAAGCTCATTAAGCATACTATTAAGATATGTTGTGCTTTCGGCTGTAGCTATACCTTTAGCTGTCATTTGTGCATACGCTGTACCGAGCTGGTCGAAAGCAACATTATTCGCATTTGCCGTAGGAATAACTTTACCCATTGAACTTGCAAGCTCATCTACTGTAGTCTTACCAAGGTTCTGCGTTGTAATTAACATATCACTTATGTTTGTTACCTTACTTGCTGATAAGCCATAGGCATTAAGTGCAGTAGTTAATATATCTGTAGATGCTGCCGTTGACGTGAATCCGGCAGTTGCAAGCTTGCTAGATGCAGCAACAAAATTTACCGCATCTCCTGTTGACTGTCCAGCAGATATTGCATTGTATACAGCGTCTGCTATATCCGCTGATGCAAGACCTGTGTTATCTGAAAGCTGAATTATTTGATTTGATAATTCGCTTAGCGGAACTTCTGTTGTATCAGCAATAGTAGACACTTTTGCCATTGCATTTTCAAAACTTGCGGCTGCTGTAGCTGATGCTGTGAGAAGTCCTGCTGCCGCCGTTGATAATGGTGCTAACTTCTGACTTGCCGCCGACGCTGCATTTCCAACCTTCCCTACCGTTGTGCTTATACCTTCTAAGACTTTGTTTGTAGTGCTTGCCTCCGTCTCAAGCTTTTTTAACGTATTTTCTGTATTTATTATTTCTCTTTGCAGCGCTCGATATTGTTCTTCTGAAACCTCGCCTTTTTCAAACTGTGTTTGCACCTGCTTTTCGGCTGTTTTCAAGGTGTCAAGCTTGCTTTTCGTCTCTGCTATTGCCTGTTTCAACAATATCTGTTTCTGAGTGACAAGCTCCGTATTATGAGGGTCAAACTTAAGCAGTTTATTTACTTCTTTTAATTCGCTTTGTAAGTTTTTTGATTTCTTGCTAACATCATCAAGCGCCTTGTCGAGCTTGGTTGTACTTCCACCAATTTCTATAGTAATGCCTTTAATACTGTTTTTACCCATAACTACCTTTCCGAAAATTTCTCACGCAACTTTTTTCTTTCCGGCTCGGTTTGTTCAATTCTCCAACAGTTTTCTAAATATTCTTTTCCGACTTCTGTTTGCAGATTTTCATAAATAAAGGCTTCACGCATGAAAAATAAGTATATGTCTATTGGCATATTCTGTATTTTCCATATGTCAAGCCCTGTATAATCCATTACTAGCTTTTCGCCATGTGTTTTTAAATGGTAGTGCCCCTTATTATTCCCATCTTGTGGATAATAAGGGATTTTTAGTTTGGGTCGGTCTTAAGTCCCTCTACAAATTTTGCATAGTCCTTGAAATATTCTATCATTTCTTCAAGGTCGTAATCTTCTTCTAATTCTGCTGGAGTTATTCTAACTTTCGTCTTATTGTTGCTGAGTATTTCTGCCATTAATGCTGCCACTTCATGGAACATTTCTTTTCCCTCTGTGGTATCTTCAATTTCCTCGATTTTGTTCATTGCTTCGAATGTTGATTTCTTCGGCATATTAACTATTATCGTCCTGCCATCTTTCAACCTTGTTGTGTAGAAACTACGTTGCAACTTGCCAAAATCAAAACTTCTGTTTTTTGCCATTTTTTCTGCCCCCTCTAAAAAATAATAAGCAACCGGACTATTCCGGTTGCTTTAAAAATCTTTATACTGTCTGTATTATTTCTTCATCATAGATAATAAGAGTTCCCTCGGTATCAATCGGCTGTGCTTTAAATTCTGCGTCAATAACTGTTTCTTTATCTTTTGCAAACGCAAGCGTAAATCCGGCTTCATTGTTACCTACAATAGTTACTCTTATATCACCGTCTATTTTGTCTTTATGAACAAAGCGAATAATGTACATTTTACCTGTTGCATTTTTGACACCACCAATCTTCACAGTACGTTTTGTTTCCGTCTCAGTTATTCTTGCTGTTTCGCAAAGCTTCTCAAGCGTTGCGCCACACCAAGTCATTACACCGGACTTAAATGTTACTTCCTCTTCTGTTAATATTGTTTTACTTGCAAGCCCCATATCATCCTTTGCCGTGTATTTTGTCGGCTTATATTCAAGCGTTGCGCCACCCTGTATTAATCCTAATCTGTTATTTTCAATTTCTATAGCTTCATCTGCTGGCATGTCCATACCCTTTGTATATTCTGTGATATATACATAGCCACTACCCAGCACTATTCTTTCTGTTTTTTCGCTCATGCTATCAATCTCCTTTTACTTACAAATAATTGTAAATTCATATGCTGTCTGTATCATTTCTTCACTTTCTATTGTCGTCTGATACTTAATGTACTCAACATCGTACAATACTGCTTCTTCAATCTGCCTTTCTAATTCATCATCAGAAATCTTGTCTGTATACAGTTCAATAGAAATCTGCATTTCTTTAATGTTGTTAATTGCATCTGCTCCCCTGCCTATTTGCTGCGGAATAAGATAAACTATATACGGCAAATCCGGTAAAGGTGTCTTGCTGGTTTTTCTAAAAGCATTTTTTGCTACAGGCAAGCCTAAAGAATTAAGACGGTCTACTATTTCCTCATACCTCATTTTCCTGCTGCCACCCTTTCTATTTTTTTCATCAGTTCAGTTACTGCTTCTTCTTCCACGGGTTTAATATGAACTACTGGTTTTACTCTTCCACCAAGTCTGCTGGCATGTCCATATTCAAGCAAATGAGTAATCTGATAATTTGTCCTATTATATACAGTAGTTCTTTTAGTTCTCGAACTCTCAAACGCCACCTTTTTTGTCCAACCTTTTTTATAGTCGCCTGTAAGAACAGGACTTGTTTGTTTTAATTCCTTGGTAGCTTCCTTCGCAACCTCGTCAACCGCTCTTTTTGTTCCGTCTGCTACGTCCTTCGAATATTCTAACAATGTAGCGCTTATCTCACTTGAAAGGTTATCAACTGATATATCCATTTACCTCTTACCCAGCCTTTCTGCCGTGTAAAGCTCTATTTTGTCACTATCCTCTTTCTGATAAGTTCTGTATATATAGTATTCGCACCCATTGTACTCAAGTTTTGTTTCGTCATTATATTCAAAAGCATACACAGTAAATTTATATTGTGGTCTTAAATCTTTTTGTCCTGCCGCTTCATACTCTGATTGCGTGATGCTTCCCTTTTCTGCGAATATAGATATACGCTTAACTTCTTTATCGTCTATATCCTCAAGTAATGTTATTTCTGCTTCATTCATATTTTGTCTGCCTTTCTACTTCTTAGGACATCACCTATAAATAAATGTGCTACCAAAATAAAAAAAGAGTAGGCAACTGCTGCCGCATCACGGTCAAGTTACTCCCTACTCTTTTTATGTTAACATAATAGCTTTTTAGAAATACCATGTAAACACCACGATTTTACTATGATATTACCAAATAACTTGCTAAGTGTCCGTTTCGGACACAGGCAGCGTATTGTATTCCTGTGACAATGCAAGCCGCATCTTGAGTACATCATATGATTTTCTGAATTTCTCCGCTTTGTCATTATTGCCAAATTCCGCTTTGCAGTACAGGATAATAGCTCTAACAATCAGCTTGTCCGTTTCATCAATCACTTTTACGCCGTCATTTTTCAAGTCAGCTTTACAGGCAGCTATACAATCGTTTATTTCTTCTATAATCTTTACGTTAGTGCTGCTAATGCGCAACGCCGCTCGTATTTTCTCCGTTAGTATTGTTGCATCTGCCACCATATCAAGCACCTTCTTTATTCCTTAATTTGGGCAACTTTTGCTTTTATTAATTCTGTTGCTCTATTCCTATCTACTGTAAAGACCTCTCCAATATTTTTAATATGATTGAAACACTTATCTAAGTATCTAGCAACTACAACTACTGTTACATCATCTCCAATTGCCATATCTACAACTTCCGCTTTTACTTTCTGTTCTGAGACTGCTGTTTTTTCCACTTCAAAAGTTTCGCTTTCGTCCGGTATGTCAATCTTTACAGTTGCACATCTAGCAGCAATCTCTTTAATTGTGCCTGCGTCGCTCACACCCAAATCCCTTGCCAGTTTCTGTAAATCAGCTTTCTTGTAACTTTCCAACTCTTTAATATCTAAGTTTCCTTTCATGTTGCACTCCTCTTCTTTACACGCTTTTAATTCCCTTTTTAATTAAGACAATACCATTTGTGTCTGCTGCTTTTCCGTCAACAACCATTAAGCATTTATTTTTAACCCTGTTTTTATCATGATCTATCCATTTATCTACTCGCATTTCCATGTTTGTATTAATCACATAATCAGACAACTTTATAAATACCGCAATTACGTCACCCTCTGCTGCGTCGTCCCAGCTCGGTAAAACATCATCTTCTACAGTTTCTACGTTTTTTCCCATGAAACGATATGTTTCTTCGCCATTAATTCCATAATTTGTACGTCCTATAGGCTGCCCGTTCTTATCCACCATTCCGTCAATACCTGTATCGAATGTGGATTGATTCATTACAAAACTACCGTTTCTGTATGCTTTCTTAATCTTTCCCTTAACCTTATGCCATCCTGTCCAGCTTGCGTATTCTTCCGGTGCCAAGGTAACTTCTGTTGTTACTCTCTCATCTTTTATTATACCTAGAGGCTGCCCTTGCCCAGTTCCATTAAAAATAGCAATTTCGATAGCTTTAACCATTGCCTCTGCCGCCATAGGAATAAATAAATCTGTAAACATTTTTAGAGTAACCACATTTGCCAAAATGCTTTGAGAGATTTTACATTCCAATCCAAAGTAATTGAATATTACTGATGATTTACTGCTGATTTTCTGGTCGTCGCTGCCTTTTTCCTCTTCAATCCAATGTGCTACAGGCTTTAAGTCAGAAACAGGAATAGCCATGCCACCCGGTACATTAATTTTTCTCACCTGAGCATAAATGCTGCCGTAGCTTTCCAGCTTCTGAATAATTTCATTCATAATAGATGTAGGAATTACCGCACCGCTGTCAGCTGTTGTGGTGGTTTCAGCTGCCCTGAATTCTGTAGGAATTGCCGCACCACGACAGACATAATTCATAAATGCTTTTCTATATGCCACCGTGTCGTACTTATCTTCCGGATCTTTTATTTTTGTTCTTCCTGTTCCACTTGCCCCTTCAAAATTTCTAAGCACTCTGAGCGTTGTGCCTTCTCCTGTGCCGTCGTCTACCACCTCGCCATTTGCTATTCTTTCAAGCAACTTTTTTCTTTTTTCGGCGGCATCTATAAGCTGCCTACGCTGCTCCTGCAATTTACTTACTTCGTTTTCAAATGCCGTGATTTCTGCGTCCGTCAGTTTTGCTGCTCTAGTGTTTAATTCGCCTTTAATCTGTGCCAATCTAGCCTCAATTTCTTCTAAAGTTTTCATGTACTTAAATCTCCTTTTCTTGCTTTCTTATTTTTATAAACTGCTCTTAATCTTTAGTAGTCTTACCCGTCTGTTAAGCAACTCCTGCTTCTCCTGCTCATAACTCCTATGCGCAAAATTACGGGCACTTATTTCAGTATCACCGTTAGCTGGTATGCTTACGGCTGATACGTCATAAACCTTTTTTATTTTCAATATTCTTCTAGTGTGCGTATGTCTGTCGTAGCTTTCCTCTGCTACTCTAAACGCCCACGACATTTTAGTTATCATTTCTGCCTCTATATCCTGATACAACCCACGAGCTAAATTTGTCTTACCTAAGTCAGCAGCAATAAAAAGACCTTTATGGTCTGGTACTAAAATGAGTGTGTTATTCGATTGTCTAGCAAACACTCTGCCCTCATGGTCGTATTGCATTATCACATCGCTCATATCTGCATCATCTAAGGCATGTGCATCTATTATTTCATAAATTTTCGTTCCATCTTCAAATTCATATAACATATACGGCTCATCGAATGTAGTTGCATAGCCCTCTACATAAAAGTCCGTATCTATTCTTTTTGTAACTGCCTGTGCCGATAAAGGTGCTACAAGCGTTCTATATTCCCTATCTTTCTTAATCGGCATTGTTTACACCCTCTTTCTGTCCTTTATTGTCTAACTGTGTTGGTTCTGCTACCTGCTGCCCTGCTGTTGGCATCTGCTGTATAATAATCTGTGGTTCTTTACTGCTGTTTTTCAGCTCGCTTACTTCTGTATATTCCTTGCGGATATAATACTTATCACCGTCCTCAACGTGTGCCATATTCCAAATATCCATTACCCCATTACGGTTAAGTAATGCACGGTCAAAAAGCTGTGTGCTCACTTGCAGCTTTGTTGCGTTGCTGGCATATTGCAGGCGGTTAGCTGAAAATGTAATAGCATTACCACACGCAATTTCTCTTTCTGTAAAAGTCATATTTGTCATTACAAGTGATAGCTGTATAGCAAATGGCTCTATCTTTCCTTCATAATATGCGTTCCATGTCTCTTCATTAAATTTGTTTTGCAAAATATCCATGTTTGTATTGAAATGTGTACATACATTGTTTTCTATAGCCTGCATCTGTAGCACATTAGGTGTATATGGCTTGCTTTCCACTTGCTTCATGTCACTAAATTTGTTGTCATAGATAATCATTCCACTATCATTGTCTGCACTTAGATTTTCTTCCGTAAAACGCTGTCGTTCTTTCCTGATATCGTCCGGCTTTAACAGATTTGCTATCTTTGCCAAAAAACGAATATTTGCAGAATTTTTAACAGCATTTATGATTCCTTCATTCTGCGTATGTATTAACTGCATTGTCGGTTTGAGCGTGCTGTTATCTTCACCAAAAAGGTCGTTTTTATATTCAAAGTCGGTCAGTATGCCTACTTTTTCAAATTCTATAGCTCCATGCTCGCCATTTGCAAAAAGATACCGCAAATATATTTGTCCTTCTACCTCTACTACTTCGCAGCGTTCCGCTCGCAGCGGATACCAACCACACAGCCTACCAAGCTTATCCTCTATTGGCACAATAAAAGCGGTATGTTCTACCGCTACATAAGTTGCCAATCTTTTAATAAATTTTGCTGTGTCCATGAAGTAGTTAGGCTTGTTCTGTAGCACTTTTTCAAGATGCCTACAAGCACTACCTGCAATTTCTGGCTTTAACTTACTACAATGTGTAGAAAAATTGTTTATTGCTGTTCTGGTTAAATCCATTTCATAAACTCCACCGTTATAACTTGTAAATGTAGGACTATACCCATTCAGCATTTTAAAATAACTACCTATTGCCTTTAATTCCTTGCCATGAAATAAGTAATCTAAGATTTTAATTGTGTTTACACTCCTTTCTATGCAGCATTTTTAAGCAGTTCGCCGCACTCTTCCCAATATTTTTGCCGCACGGTCATTGCATCTATTACAGACACAAATCCGTCTATATGTGCACGCTGCTCTATTTTTATTGGTCTGAATTTTCGTGTTTCCATGTTGTGTTTAAGGGCAACATTTAAGAAATGACTCTTTAATAGATTGTTGTCAGCTATTTTGAAATTGCCATCTTTTATGATGCCCTCAAATTCCCGTATAACGGGCGTAAGGTTCTCCCCTTGCCAAACGTCGTCCATGTGGAAGCCATAATTTGCCATATCTGTAACGAGATATTGTGCGCTGTATCGGTCATAACCAATTTTTAACGGACGTATACCGTAATTTTCTAATAGCATGATAAACCAATCGTAAACGTCGTGATAATCTACATAATTTTCCCCACTTAAGGTTATTATCCCTTTTTTAACAAAAAGATCATACGGTACTCCGTCTGTAGCCTGTAACGTCTCTGCCTTCCCCCTTGGCATAAAGAATTGAGTAAACGCATATAGCTTTCCAGCTTTTTCAATTACCACGCTCGCCGCTGTAAGGTCTGTGGTCTGGCTTAAATCAATGCCACCTACAGCGTAGCAATCTCTGAAATCCTCTAAGGACTTTTTGACGTCTGCACCATCTACGGTTGCATATTCTAGCCATGCTATGGAACTGTTTTGTTTTATGTTGCAGTATTTTGTCAAAAATTCTGCTTTCTTGCTTAAACTGTTTTCTGCTACCGCCAGCTCATCGACAAAAAAGCTCTCTGGTACGGATACGCCCATATTAGGGTTAGCTTTCTTAAGCTCTTCTATGTCGTTCCACTTCTCCACATCGTCTATCATGTAGAGGAACGGCAAAAGCCGCCTTTCCTTGCTGTTACCTTTTAAAAAGCTGGTGCTGCGTTTCATCAGCTCATCATAAATGCTATCGTTTATGTAGCCTGCGGTACTAATAGACAAAATTATAGGCTGCCTACGTGCGCCTAAAGCAGACTTCATAACCTCATACTGCTTTAGCCCTGCGTCGCCGCTCCATGCCGCCATTTCATCGCATACTACCAGTTGCGGATTAAATCCGTCGGACTTCTTAGCGTTAAATGCAATAGGCTTTACAAAACTGTTGGTATCCTCATAGTAAATATCACTGCGCCGCTTTTTCGCCAGCTCGTTTAGCTCGTCCTCGGCTTGCACCATTTTATAAAAGCTGTCATATACTAACGTCGCTTGTTCTAGCTTCGGCGCTAAACAATATATTTCCTGCCCATACTCTGGCTCTAAATAAACCATGTACGCAATAATCGCAGATGCAAACAAACTTTTTCCATTTTTTCTGCCAATAACAATAAAAATTTCACGAAAAATACGTGTTTTTTCTGCATCTTGTATGCCAAAAATTACAGAAACTATGGCTTTCTGCCATAGTTCTAGTTTAATTAAATCATTTCTCACCTTGCTGTGGTGGCAAAAGTTTTCTATGAATTTTATAGCCTTGTTTGCCGCCTTTGCATAAAAAAAATATTCCTGTTTTTCTAGTCCTTCTGTAATAATTTTATATATTGCCTTTATCCATTTTCCTGCTATGATTTCGCCGCTTGTTATCTTTGCATAATACTCATAGATATAATTCTTATATGGCATTCTACTCTTCTCGCAGCGCTTCTAGCCTGCTTTTCTTTCGTTTCGCAGCTGGTACTAAATCGGTCAGCTGCTTTATGACTGCTGCATAATTCTTGCTTAAAGCTATGTACGTTTCTGCCTCTGGGCTTTTCTTTGTCCCGTACTGGTTCTCGCCGTTCTTATACTCGCTCGTCCAACCGTCCTGCTCTATGGTTTCCTGCAATTCGTCCAGTTCCACGCTCATAAATGCAGCCTTTTCTATCAGCGGCGTTACTAACTTTTTCTTATTTTCGTCTAACTCCTTAAATATGCCTTTAAGTCTTGTTTTTTCGGACTTAATGCGCTGTTCTTTTGTCTTTTCTGCCATTACTTTTACCCCTCTTTCCATTCCTACCCCACCACACCCCCTACACCACGTATGCGCACGCCTGTAGAGTTTTTTTATAGTGCACCCCTCGGTCTATTGCTCTTACCCTGTATCGAATTAATAGGGGGGATTGGTAATACATTGCCATCAACGTCAAATGCATAGCGCTTGTTTAAATTGTTACTGTGATGCTCCTTGTTGTGACAATCTTGGCACAAGGCTTCTAAGTTATCCCAGCACAGCGTTATGTTTGTGTCGTTAATGTTTTCGCTTGTTATATAGTGCTTGTGATGCACTATCTTTGCTGGCTCTCCACAGCGCTCACACATATAATCTTGTGACATTAAATAAGCGGCTCTGGTATCTTCCCATGCCGCTGATAAATAAAAATTTCTAGCCCATGCTTTCATCTGTTCTACTCCTTCTTTTAATTTCCCAGCGCCCTAAATTTCATGCGCTGGGTGGAGGTTAAAAATGAAAAATGAAAAGAGTAGACAACTGCTGCACATCACGGCTAAGCTATTACCTACTCTTTTCATGTTATCATTTTATCATTTTGAAATTTCCATGTAAACACCACGTTTTTACCACATTATTACCATAATGCTACTACCGGTAAATCCACTTATCTTTTTAAGTTCGCCCTTTCTTCATCAATACCCCATAACAATACGGATAACTCATTAATTATAGCAGTCACCCAGCGCCTTGGGGTATTCTTTCCCGTTTCAAGCTCTTCTGCGATTTCTGCATAGTCCTTGCCTTGCATGAAATACAGTTCAAAAGCTTTGTATTCTACTTCTCTTCCTGCTGCAATACGCCTGCGTTCCACCTCTTCTACAGCTTTATCTATATGCGTTGTCATAATCAGCGTTTTAAAACGACTGCGCCTTACACTCTCTAAGTATGTGCGTTGCTGCTCGTCAGTCATTCCTTCAAGCTCTAGCTGTGAGCCGTCGCTTATAGCGTTTTCAATATGAAAAACCGCATCTCTGTAGTATTTCATAAGCGTAAAAGTATTGTGATATTTGTCCTTTTTCTTTTCCTTCTCTTCCTGCTTTTTTAATTCAACTATGGCTATTTTTGCCGCTTTTAGTAGTAGTTCTTCCATCTTTATCGTAGGAAGAGCTATCCAGTTTTCACCTGATGCCTCTCCCTCTGGTATAATATCCGTAGTCTTTGTTTTTGTTTGCGTTTCTTTGTTCATTTCTTACGTCTCCCTTCTTAAAGCCCTTTTACCCAGATAACCGCTCCTTGTGGGTGTATATATGGTATTAGTTTTTCATATCTTACAGGATTATTTAACAGCCACGCATATGACCTATTGTATGGAAGGTTGTTATAACTAGCCTCTATACAATGCCTATTTCTGCTTTTCTCATATGTTTCTTCCGTAAGCTCCATGCAGCCTATTAAGTCTACCTGCCCCATTATTTTGCTACTGCCACTTTGAATTAAATAGATTGTCTCTCTTTTTGAGGTTTTGCTGCCCCTTATCTCCCAGTCTTTTATCCCAGACAAAATCAGGTCTAGCCATTTTTCTTTGATAATTAGTCCGTTCACCCTATGCCTCGCTTTCTTCGCAAGCCTGTACAGTCTCACTTTGCGCTTTATTCCTTATTCTGCCCGTTGCTCTCTACTAGAATTTCCTGCAATTTATATAAATTGTCCTCGCTTACATTTTCCGCTCTCTCCATAAGACAGCAAAGTGTATAATTTACCCATTCCAGTTGCCCCCAGCTGTCCTGTGGTGGCTCTATGGTGTCCGTTTCGGACACTTTCGCAATAGCATGTACTGCTGCCGTTGCTGCATCTTTTGCCTTTTCCATAGCCGCTGCCATATTATCTACATAACGCTTAAGTTGCTTTGCGTTCTCTGCCTCTTGTTCAGCCTTTGCCTGTTTGTCTAATGCATCTGCTACGGCTTGGTCTGCATCTATCTGGGCTTTTTCTGCGTCCTCTGCTGCCTTGTCAGCTTTTTCCTGTGCTTTTGCTGCTACCTGTTCTGCTACTTTTTGGGCTATTTCCTTTGCTCTTACATCTTCTCCGGCTGCTGCCGCTGCTGCTATAGCTCTTTGGTCGTCCTCTGGCAGCTTTGCCGCCTCATAAGCAGCCGTAATGCCTATAGTGCCATTTTTCAACTGTTCTTTTACCTCTTCCGTTGCATTATTATTAATGCTCTCCATTCTAGCTACGTTGGTACTACTCTCATTGAGCAAATCAGCTATAATGTCTCTCAATTTTCCTGTTATCTCTAAGCCATCTTCTTTCTTTGCTCGTAATAATGCCTCTTTCAGCTTCCCTGCCTGTTGTGTTTTCTCCCACACCGTAAGTTCCCTATTGTAAGCATTTCCAATAATTAAAGACAACTCAAACATTGCCTCTGACATATCTTTGTATAGATATCGCACTTTTTTATATTCTTCATATCCTCGCTCAATGTTCTTAATGTTTGCAAGGTTTCTGCGGTGTCCGCTCACTATCCTAAATTCCCCATTTACTCTGCCTAAAACTGTTGGTTGCTGCTGCCCTACTGTTAAAAAGCTGTCTGCTAACTCTTCTATATTCCCTTGTGAGTAAAAATTATGTTCGCTTGGTATTACATCATATGGGCTTAAATAAATTTCTGTATAGTTGTCTACCTGTCCACCTAATGTAGCTTTAGACTTCTGGTTCATAATGTCTAAAAAACTAAATTTTCCTTTTGTCGCCATTTGTTTTATCCTTCTTTCTATTCTTTCTATCAAGCTTTATTTATAGCTTGTACTACAGTTTCAAGTGCAGCTTTCTTAAGCACTTCTTTTTTATCTTCGTCCAAGGTCGCTGACGCTTGCCTTATCATATCTGCCATAACGTCTGCGATTGTTCCCATTCCCTGTGTAAACTTACAATTCACCTCATAATGCGGTAATTCTTCTGGGCTATCAAACCCAACATATACATAAAACTTGTGATGCCTGCCTTTTCTTGCCTTTTTGATTTTCTTATTATTGTCCTTCATTACTTTTTTCCTCACTTTCTAAATATCCTGTTACAAATTTCTTGTAATCCTGCGCCGCTCCACAACGTGGACTGTATTCATATGCCGCCTTGCTAAAGAATGTGCTTTCCGGTGCTTTTGCTGTATACCTTATCTTTGCCAGCATCTTTACCGGACTTTTCTTCTCTAACCACTCGATTCCTGCTAAATTTGTATCATCATTTCGATACATTGTAATCAATGCTCCCAGCAGCTTTATATCTGGCTTTATCCTTTTTGCCTCTTCTATCTGCCCGCTAATAATATCTAAGCCCTCTAAACTCCATTCATCAATTTTTACAGGTACTATAACTTCGTCCGTAATCGCAAGTGCATTTACTACATTAAGTGCAATATCTGGTGGATTGTCGATAATCATATAATCATAGTAATCTGCTATTGTATCTGGCGTTACATTACCTATCGGTGTGTTTATAAGTCGTTTATATCGGTCTATTTGATTTCCTTCTGATGCTGCCAACTCCGCTGTAACTGTCATAAGTTGCATATTGCTTGGTATCACGTCTACGCCGTACTGTGCTTTCTGTAATAAGTTCCACGCCGTTGTCATACCGCCTCTGAGTGCCTTTGCTGCTGGGCTTATCCCTGTAGGATTGTAACAGCCAAAAGCTTTACTTACGTTCCCTTGCTTGTCATTGTCAAGCACCAATACCTTGTAGCCTCTCTTTCCTATCTCATATGCCATGTTAAATACTGTAAAGGTTTTACCTACCCCACCTTTAAGATTAATGATGCTTATAACTTTCATTTTTCTATCCTTCTTTCTTACATTTCTAAGTGCTGTTTATATGGTTGCATTTTTACTTTCCCCATATAAGCCCAGCCTTTCCTAAGTCCTCTGTATGTAACAAATATCGTTCTATCAATTCTGCTGCCACCTGCCAGTTATAGCAAACCGCCGTATAGTAGCCCTGCTGCTTCAAGAAATCTAACCACTTTTTCTGTTTTGCCGTTGTGGTATTCTTTCCAGCCTTAAACTCTATGTAAAGCCCGTGATACGCTCCTCTTGGTGCTGGCAGACAAACATCTGGTACACCTGCTTTTACTCCTTGTCTCTTAAGTGCTACTGCTGTTGTTGCATCTCTCTTGCCACCATTTGGCACATGATGCATAAATTCCAATTCCGGCATGCGCTTCATATTGTATTCAGCCCAATTAAATAATGCCTCTTGGTGTCCGCTCTCATCGTTTAGTCTAAAATTTCTCATTTCCGTTTTCTCGCCCTCGCTTTCTGTTAATTGTATATATCTTGCATAGTCAGACATAGATATGTATAGCCCCCAATCCATAGCAAGCTCAATGCCATTTATAAAAGCCTCATCTACTACAGATATTGAATTTACTTTAATCATCTTATCCCCCCCTTGCCTCTGATTTGACCAATGTGTATCTAAGATAGCCATAACCGTAATATTCTGGGCTATGCACCCCTTTACTTATGCTGTTCTTGTCAACATAATAGCCCTTCATCTCCCGTGGCTCTGCTTTGAACCATGTTCTATTTGTGATTATTCGTATTTCCGGCTCTGGTCTAACTAAGTTCTTGCTACAATTCCAACGCTTACCCTGCAATGCACCGTCCTCGCCTTTTCTGTGAGTATCCGTGTATTTTATGAAGTAGCTTGCAAGCTGCGCATAGTTGCCGCTATCATCTAGTGGAAAAACTTTTACTCTGTTATGCCCCTCATAAGCCTTATACCAGCAACGCTGCAAAATCTCTGTATCAATCTTGTTAATGACTAAATGATGATGCCTTGCACCCTTTCTGCCTATTTCCATTACATGTATGTATTTCAACATCTGCCCTAGTCTTTTACATTCCTTGCGTAGCTCTCTTAGAAAAACATCTATGTCATGCCGCATCTGCTGTTTGCTTCTATCCGGCTGCCCCTTCTTTCTGATATAATCAAGCTCTACATGATAATCTCCATATCCAAAATTAGCGTTCATTAGAATACGCAGCTTTCTTTCTGCTTGCCTTGTATTCACTTTTTTTTGTTGTTCCTTTGTTGCTTTTACCTTATCCCCTCTTTTTATCCCCGGCTTTTTATATCTACTTGTAAAATAACGCTCTATCTCAATGGTTTTGCCTGCCTTTGTTATTCTCTCAATATATGGCATATATTTACCTTCTTTCTTCTCTGTCTGGTCGGTTGGTTAATACTTTTATCAAGTGTTAAAACGGGCTTTCCACCCGTGATTTTCCTTGCTTTCCTGCCATATCTCGCTTATACTGTTTATTGACTATTTAAGCTGTATAGCTTAGCCCCTATGGTATTTCCCGTACCGTAGGGGCTTTTTGACTTTTTATTTATTTTTCTATATTAAAGACGTTGCGCTTTTCTCATATTCTTTAGGCTCTCTATCTGCCCTAACAAACCACTATCTTTCTTTGCAAGCTCCTTATGATGCTACAACTCCTTAAAATCAGCTTCCAAATTGTGAAAAGTAGAAACACTCTTCCCATACCCATAGCGGTTCAACTTATTTGCTTCATTCCTTAATACTGCTCTTCTCAATTTTCTCATTTTCCTGTTTCTCCTGTTCACTCCTTGGCTGCCGTTAATTTATCATTTGCGATTTCCTCTACTGTGTACATTAATTCATCCATGCTTTTTTCCGTCAGAAAACCACAAGCATGACAGCACAATGCAAATCCACAAATTATATACCAATGTACTGTTATTTCCTTTATCGTTTTCTTTTCATCAAGTCCACCTATAAGGCTTGTTAAATTCTGTACCGCATGCATACCTAAAGCACCACCGCCACCCTCTACAGGTATTTCTACACAGCTGCCTTGCTGTTCCCCTTTGCTATTTATTACTGTTTTTATTTTCATTTTCTGTCTCCCCCCCCGTTCGCTTAATCTCCTGTACCGATAACTCATAAGCTACCCTTGTTTCCTGCTTGTACCCGTTCTGAGTATGTATACACTTTATGTATTCTCTGCTCTGATATCTTGCTAACAGTTTAATCTTGTCGCCCTGCTGCCAATTTGCTACCTTGTCTGCCGCTTCCTGCCAGCAGACACATGGAATAAAACAAGTGCCGCCTGTAAGCACATTATGCGTCTTAACAACAATGTCAGTAATGCGCTTTCCTTTGATTGTTTCTCTGTGTACTGGATTAAGTGCAAGCTCACCTGTAAGTGCTACATCGTTTTGTAACATTGCTTTAGGACTTAATGCTACATAATCAGCCAACACAAATACCAACACTCGCCTACTCTTAAAATCCTTAAGCGTCTGCATCTTACCGGATAATAAAAGCCTGCTGCCCGGTGCTGCTGTACTTTCAAACCCAATACCACCCTGCTGCACCGCAACATTCTTTTCAATAGCTACTACTACCTCGTCGATAATACCGCTTAATCTTGGTGTTTCAATCTTCCCTAAATAACCAGAAAACGGCAACCCACATATATTCCTTACCTCTTTAATCTCCGTGAGTTCCCCTGCCAGTCCTACAGCGTTCTCTAGTTTGCCATTTTTTGTTAATTCATCAAAAATTGCTGCCTTAAGGTTTAAAAAATCCTGTTTTTCCTGCTTTGTGTCTGATGTTTTTTCCATTTTTCTTGTCTCCTTCATTAAATATAAATTGTGTAGTAAAGCTGCATTTGCAAATCACTAAAGCTATACATAGGCGTTTCCTCTGGCTCTAGTGGCTGCATCAGCCCTAGCTTTTTCCATTCCTTATGTGTTATTTCCGGTTCTGCCCTAAAGCGTTTTATCCTGTGCCATCTATATGTGGCGTAAATCATCTTATCTTTTAGTAGCAGCATACCAAGATAACCTGTGTAAATTTCTGTATTATCTTTGATAATGCGTAAGCGGTCTGGCTTCTCTAATGTTTCTACAAACTCCTGTAAATTCATTGCCCGGTACTCCTTGATTTCCTCTAAGGCATTTAAAATAAAATGGCTTTTGGTTTTATCAATAGTTATAGTTGTATCAATCCCTGCTGCCCGGCATGATCTTATGTAACTAATTACTCTTTTAATTTCTGCTTCCTGCTCTGTCATTCCACAACCTCCAATTCTTATATAAAGTCAAATAAACTCATTTGTGCTGTCTCTGCTTTGTATCTCTCCATAGACAACTCAAACATATACTTGTCCTTTTCAAATCCAACAAACGGATT